TTAAGCAGAGAACCCAAGAGAGGGACTCGCTATTACACAGAATATAGCTCTCGACGAGCGGAACCAAATACGAGTTCAGCCGGCACGAGCATCCCAGGTTTATAGCCTGGAATGTTTGTGTCGGCTTTTTTGTGTATATGAACATAGCCGGCTACATCTATACCAACAAATCGAACATATCGGAAACCGTATAACTTATTATTCTATGCTCCCGATTTGTAATTTATGCATTATTTTCAAAAATTCTCGTTTAGACACTTATCGACCACAAAAAACATTTTCCTTGCATATAATTTAATATCCTCAAATATGCTCAGAGCATAAAATGTCGGGTAATAGCATAGTATTAAAATACGAAAAGTTTATTGCTGAATTTGCTATTACTATGAAGATAAAATAACACGTAAATAAAAAATCATAGGGGTCTACCCGCGCACAAATCTAAAAGAAAGGAGAAATCAAAATGACGGAAGTAAGAAATCTTGATGATCGTAAGGTTTGTACTATCGAGCCATCGATGAAAACAGTAGTTATTATCATCAAAGGCGTAGAGACAAGCATTATCTTTAACGATGATGGTACATACGACATCAAACACCGAAAGATTAAATAATAGTAAGTCCACCTTGTAACCAAAATCGCCAGACCGCACGACGGCAGAGCGAATGTTGGGTTTTTCCCAATGTTCTCTTTGCCGTCGTTTTTTTGTTCTGACGATAACGGCGACTCTGGCGATTTTCAAAAATCAATGAAAATCAAAGGAGCCAAAAAATGACAAACGAAAGCAAAAAATATTATATCCCTCTCCCAAAGAACGAAAACGCCCCCACCGGGTACATTGAGTTTTTCCGTGACTATCAGTTCGTTGAGGTAAGCGAAGAAGTCTACCGTACATATTATCAGCCTATTTGGAGAACGTGGAAACACGCAAAACGCCACGGCACTTGCACAGGTGAAGATTGGAAACGTTGTCTCGGTGATTGCGTCGGTTGTAACCGTTGTCATCATCTCGACAATTGCATCTCGCTCGATGTCGTTGTTGACGATTTAGAAGAGACAACCCTGGGTGACACCGTCGCTGATCCTTCTTACCTAATAGATGAAGTAATGGCACAGAACACCGCACTTGAGGAGCTTCTCAATGCTTTACAGGATATTGACCCTGACGGACGTAGGATCGGAGAGCTTTTGCTTGAGGGCAAATCAAGACTCGATATATCAAAGATATTTAACATCGGTACGTCCACCTTTTATAAACGTTTCGATAGGCTCAAAGACAAGCTACGCCAGTACCTCGAAAAAAATTCTTAAAAATTTTTCGCATTTGGTGGAAAAACAGCATCGAAATGTCCAACCAGGGGGTGGAAGGCACAAAAAGCCGACCAAATCCACCCCAAAGGAGGACACGCTATGGACGGTCCCAACAGAACGAACACCATCGAGCGTGACGAAGAACTCATCGGTATTCTCTTCGCTATCTCGGTAGTGTCCAAGAGGCTGGCAAGAAGCCTTCAACGTCTTGCAGAATATGAAAAAGGAGGAAACACAACAGATGGGAAAGATGTCGGAACTCTCTCTGCTTCTCGATGAATATCGGGAAGTAAACCGCCGAGCCGCAGAACTTGCGGAGGAAATCTACAATACTCTGACCGGCAATGAAACGACTGTACATGGGAGTGTCGAGGAACATAAACCCCTTACACTTGAAGAGGTACGTGCCGTTCTTGCCAACAAATCCAAAGATGGATTCACCGAACAAATCCGTGAGCTTCTGAAAAAATATGGTTCGGACAGGCTTTCGGGTATCGCCCCGGAGAACTATCAAGCTTTGCTTGAAGATGTGGAGGGACTAAAAAATGCCACCTAAAGGTCACGCTCTTCTTTCTGCCTCCTCCTCACATCGATGGCTCAACTGTCCGCCGTCGGCTCGTCTCTGCGAAAACTACGACGATAAAGGAAGTGATTTCGCAGCCGAAGGAACTGACGCACACACCTTGTGCGAGTTCCGTTTACAAGAAGCTCTCGGAATTCCCTCCGAGAACCCTATCGAGAACCTCACCTGGTACAACGAAGAAATGGAAGATTGTGCTGTCAGCTATGCATCTTTCGTTTCCGAAATCGTGGAAAAGGCTCGTCGAACTTGTTCTGACCCGGTGGTACTTATCGAACAGCATCTCGATTACAGCAAATTTGTGCGAGAGGGGTTCGGCACCGGTGACTGCATTGTAATCGCAGACGGTGAACTTCACATCATTGATTACAAACACGGTCGCGGTATTCTTGTAGAGGCAGACAATAACCCGCAGATGAAGTTATACGCCCTCGGTGCCTTGGAGATCTTCGACGGTATCTACGATATTGAAACCGTCAGTATGACAATCTTCCAACCCCGCCGTGGCAATGTCAGTACTTACTCCCTCTCAAAGGCTGACCTTTACGCTTGGGCTGAAGAAGTCCTTAAGCCCATCGCTGAACTCGCCTATAAGGGAGAGGGACAGTACAACTGTGGAGAATGGTGTCAGTTCTGCAAGGCAAAGACCGATTGCAGAAAACGTGCTGAAGCCAATATGGAACTTGCAAAATATGACTTTATGGACCCGCCCCTCCTTACCGATGAGGAGATTGAAGATGTCCTTTCAAAGGTCGACAACCTGGTATCCTGGGCAAACGATGTCAAGGAGTTTGCTTTCCAAGCTGCGATGAGTGGCAAGGAGTGGAAGGGTTGGAAACTCGTTGAAGGTCGCTCCGTCCGTAAATATGTAAACGACGATGCCGTTGCAACAGCAGTTACGGAGGCAGGATACGACCCATACGAAAAGAAACTGCTCGGACTTACTGAAATGCAGAAACGTCTCGGCAAAGCCAAATTTGAGGAACTTCTCGGAAGCCTCATTCATCGCCCCCAGGGCAAACCTACGCTCGTGCCGGAGAGCGACAAACGCCCGGCAATCACTACTGCAAAAGCAGATTTTTATGAAGAATAAGGAGAAAAAACTATGTCTAACAATGTAAAAATTAAGAACCCCTGTAAGGTTATAACCGGAAAAGACACTCGCTGGTCTTACGCAAATGTATGGGAGCCTAAGGCAATCAACGGTGGCACTCCCAAGTATTCCGTTTCCCTCATCATCCCCAAGTCGGATACCGTAACGGTAGCAAAAATCAGAGCTGCCATCGAGGCTGCTTACAAGGAAGGCGAATCCAAGCTCAAAGGCAACGGAAGAAGCATTCCCCCTCTCACCGCCATTAAGAACCCTCTCCGTGACGGTGACACCGAAAGACCCGATGACCCCGCATACGCTAATGCATACTTCGTCAATGCAAACTCTGCTACCGCCCCCGGTATTATCGATGCAGACCACAATGAAATCTTCGCTCATTCCGAAGTATACAGCGGTGTATACGGTAGAGCTTCCATCAACTTCTACGCCTTCAATTCTAACGGCAACAGAGGTATCGCTTGCGGTCTTAACAATCTTCAGAAGATTCGTGACGGTGAGCCTCTCGGTGGCAAGGCATCCGCAGCATCCGACTTCGCATCCGATGACGATGACGATTTTCTCGCTTAATGAAAGGAGCGTGACATTATGTTAAGTACAATTTTCACTTGCATTCTTATGTTCGTTTTCACCGCTCTTTGCGGAACTACTATGGCTTCAATGATTTTCACTATCATTGAGGAACGTAAACAGTCCAAGCGCAACGAAGAACGTGAACTTCGAGATATCGAGTATCACGAAAAGCGTATGAGGGATTTTAAGTAATCAGCCACGGTGGTGGCGGGGACCACTCTGCCACCACTCCGTCAGAAAGGTAACCGAAGATATGAAAACAATAAGCATTGATATCGAGACCTTCAGTAGCGTTGACCTCGCCAAAAGCGGGGTCTATCGCTATACGGAATCACCGGACTTTGAGGTTATGCTCTTCGGCTATTCCGTTGACGGCGGTGCTGTATCCGTAGTCGACCTGGCGATGGGTGAAAAGATACCTCCCGATATACTGTCGGCTCTCGAAGATGAAAACATTATAAAATACGCTTTCAATGCAAACTTTGAGCGTATTTGTCTTTCCCGTATGCTCGGCTATGAAACGGGAATATACCTTGACCCCTCTTCTTGGCATTGCACGATGATATGGTCAGCTTATATGGGGTTACCGCTTTCCTTGCAGGGATGCGGAACTGTTCTCAACCTCGACAAGCAAAAGCTGACCGAGGGCAAAGACCTTATAAAGTATTTCTGTGTACCGTGTCAGCCCACAAAGGCCAACGGTGGTCGTACTCGTAATCGTCCCGCCGATGCTCCCGAAAAATGGGAACGCTTCAAAGTATATAACGCTCGTGACGTAGAAACCGAAATGGAGATACAGCAGAAGCTTTCGAAGTTTCCAGTACCGGAGTATCTTTGGGATGAATACCACATTGACCAGCAGATTAACGACACCGGGGTTTCCCTTGATATGACACTTGTACGTGAAGCTATCGCTATGGACGGTGTGTCCGGTGACGAACTGTCCTCTGCTATAAAGTCTCTGACCTCACTTGACAACCCCAACTCTGTCTCGCAGATGAAGGACTGGCTTTCCGACAACGGACTTCAAACCGAAACCCTTGGTAAAAAGACGGTTGCAGAGCTTCTCAAAACAGCCCCTGAACACCTCCGTGAGGTTCTTATCCTTCGTCAGCAACTTGCTAAGTCCTCCGTTAAAAAGTATCAGGCGATGCAAAACGCCGTATGCTCGGACGGACGTGCAAGAGGGATGTTCCAATTCTACGGGGCCAATCGCACAGGAAGGTGGGCGGGACGTCTCATACAGATGCAGAACCTTCCGCAGAATCATTTGTCCGATCTTGAAGAAGCCCGTGGACTTGTCCGTTCCGGTAACTATGAAGCAGTGAAAATGCTTTATGAAGATGTCCCGGATACCCTTTCACAGCTCATACGTACAGCTTTCGTTGCGCCCAAGGATAAGAAATTCATAGTAGCCGACTTCTCCGCTATCGAAGCCAGGGTGATTGCCTGGATTGCAGGAGAGGATTGGAGACAAAAGGTTTTTGCCCAAGGTAAGGATATTTACTGTGCTTCTGCTTCACAGATGTTCGGTGTTCCCGTGGAAAAACACGGTGTTAACGGTCATTTACGCCAGAAAGGAAAAATCGCAGAACTTGCTCTTGGTTACGGTGGTTCGGTCGGTGCCTTAAAGGCAATGGGTGCTCTCGAAATGGGACTTTCAGAAGATGAACTTCAACCCCTTGTTACCGCTTGGCGTGAAGCCAATCCCAACATCGTGGACTTTTGGTGGGAGGTCGATTCTGCAGTAAAGAAAGCTGTTCAGAATAAGACATCCACGGGAACACACGGTATCACCTTTACTTATAAAAGCGGAATGCTTTTTATTACTCTTCCTTCCGGCAGAAACCTCGCTTATGTAAAACCCAAAATCGGGACTAACAAGTTCGGCACTTCGTGTGTCACTTACGAGGGTGTCGGAGGAACAAAGAAGTGGGAGAGGCTTGAGTCCTACGGTCCCAAGTTTGTAGAGAACATTGTACAAGCCACCGCCCGTGATATTCTCTGCTATGCGATGAAAACTCTGCGTAACACCTCAATGGTTATGCACATCCACGATGAAATCGTAATAGAAGCAGATCCGAGAATGTCTCTTGATGCCATCTGCGAACAGATGGGTAGAACTCCTCCGTGGGCAGAGGGGCTACTTCTCCGTGCAGATGGATATGAAACCATATTTTACAGAAAGGACTGATAGTCACTTGAACATCAAAGTAAGCAAATACAACGCCGAGGGCTATTACAGCCCTACTGAATACGAAGGAATGACAAATGTTCTTCGTGAACAGGCAATTCAAGAACGAGAGAGAAAGAAAATACAGAATCGCTATAAAGAAGGTATGCCCCTCGTGTTTATCTGCTCTCCATATAGAGGCGACATAAAAGCTAATACGCATAATGCACGTAAATACTGTCGTTTCGCATTTTCACAAGGTTATAACCCCTTCGCTCCTCATCTTTTTTATACTCGTTTCCTTGATGAAGATAATGAGTTTGAACGAGAAATGGGCATCAAGATGGGCAAAGCCATACTTGCAAAATGCAAGGAAGTATGGTGGTTTGGAGATGAACCTACCGAAGGAATGAAATCCGAACTTGAAACAGCTAAAGCATTCAACAAGAATGTTAGACACTTCAACATAAATCTCGAGGAGGTCAAAGACTAATGTTTACAATATATCGCTCCGATTACATAGGCAACCCCGGCAACTGTTCATATCCCCACAAACACGTCATTACCGATATGGAAAGCCTTAAAACGGCAGTATGCCACGATTATGTTTGTGCTGAATACCGCAACAACTATCGCAATGGAGAAAACTTCATAGGAACTGATTGTTTGCCGGTCGATTGCGATAATGACCACTCCGAGAATCCTGACGATTGGGTTATGCCTGCAGATGTCTTTGAGGCTTTCCCCGGTGTTACATTTGCTGTTCACTACAGCCGTTCACATATGCGTGAGAAAAACGGCAAAGCTGCGAGGCCCAAATTTCACGTACTCTTTCCCATATCTCATATGACTGATGCTACCGCATACAGCAATATGAAAAGGCTGGTCAACTCCGTTTTCCCGTACTTTGACACCAACGCTCTCGATGCTGCACGTTTCTTTTTCGGCACACAGAATCCCGAAATAGAACTTTATGAGGGTAATATCACTCTTACAGAATTTTTCGAAGACGATTTTGATGCCGATATGCCCGGAACCGGTGTGCCATCAGTTATACCCGAAGGCAGCAGAAATGCAACAATGTCACGTTTTGCAGGAAGAGTCATCAAAAAATACGGTGATACAGAAGAAGCTTACAACGCTTTTCTTGAAAGAGCCAATCTCTGCGATCCTCCTCTTGACGAAAAAGAACTCTCAACCATATGGCGTTCAGCACAGAAGTTTTATGTTCGTGTAAGCCAGCAGGATGGATATGTTGCCCCCGACACTTATAACTCCGATGTTTCATATAAACCAGGGGACTATTCAGACGTCGGTCAAGCCGAAGTGCTTGCAAAGCATTTTTGCAATGAGCTCCGCTACTCTCCCGCAACTCACTTTATCCGCTATAACGCAAACTACTGGCAGGAAAGTGAACCCGGCGCCCAGGCTGTTGCTCACGAACTTACACGCAGACAGCTCGAAGAGGCTTCGGCTAACCTTTTCTCTGCACTTCGTAAACTTGAAGGCAACGGTGGTCAGGATGTTCTGAAAAACACTACCAAGGCAAAAGCTGAAGCACTTATGTCTCCCGTACAGCTTGAAGCATACCACGAGTTCCTTGAGGCACAGACCTATCACAAGTTCGTGCTCCACCGTCGTGATTCAAAGAATATAACCTCCACACTTCGTGAGTCCCGTCCTATGCTTGAAATTAGTCCACGCGACCTTGACAGTAACAGCTTTCTCCTGTGTACTCCGGCTGCGACATACGACCTTCGTAAAGGTCTTGACGGTGCACAGAACCATAATCCCGAAGACTTTATTACGAAGATTACAACCGTTTCACCGGGAGATAAAGGCAAACAAATATGGGACGACTGCCTTAACCTTATCTTCTGTAATGACAAAGAGCTCATCGAGTATGTACAGATGATTTGTGGTCTTGCCGCCATTGGTCAGGTATTCCTTGAAGCACTCATCATAGCATACGGAGGCGGTCGAAACGGCAAGTCAACCTTTTGGAACGTCATTGCCCGTGTCTTGGGTCTTTACAGCGGTAACATATCCGCCGACACATTAACCGTAGGTTGCCGTCGCAATGTGAAACCCGAAATGGCTGAAACAAAGGGCAAACGTCTCCTTATTGCAGCGGAGATGCAGGAAGGTGCACGTCTTAATGACTCAACCGTAAAACAGCTCTGCTCCACCGATGACATATTTGCTGAAAAGAAATACAAGGACCCCTTCAGCTTTACCCCTTGTCATACACTCGTCCTTTATACAAACCACCTCCCGAGAGTATCCGCCTCTGATGACGGTATATGGAGACGTCTCATCGTTATTCCGTTCAATGCCAAAATCGAAGGTAAGAGCGATATTAAGAACTATGGTGATTACCTTTATCACAATGCCGGAGAATCCATACTTGCGTGGATTATCGAAGGTGCTAAAAAGGTCATCGATGCCGATTACAAATTCAAACTCCCTGAATGCGTACAGAGGGCTATCGATGAGTACCGTATTCAGAATGACTGGTTTAACCATTTTCTTGAGGACAAGTGTGATGTTGATCCCTCTTACCGTGAAAGTTCAAATGCCCTCTACCAAGCTTACCGCAATTACTGTATGGATACAAACGAGTATGTTCGTTCAACCACGGATTTCTATTTTGCCCTTGAGAAAGCCGGATTTACGAAGCTTAACCTTAGTGGTCGTAAATTTATAAAAGGACTCAGACTTAAGGTTGATGACGGTGATTTTGAGGACTTTTTGAGATGATAAACACCTCTATGTTGCGGTCGCTTATAGTCATATATAAAACTTTTCTTAAGAAGAAAAAAATCAATATAAGAAAAAGTTTAGTAAATGACTAATGGAGACCGCAACATAAACCGTAAGAACCCCTATGGAGTAAGGAAAAATGAGAGAAAAGACTATAGAACAAAAACTTAAAACGGATGCAAAAAAGCGAGGGGGCCTGGCACTCAAGTTCATAAGTCCAAGCTTTGATGGTATGCCGGACAGAATCGTACTTTTGCCCGGTGGGCATATCGGGTTTGTAGAGGTTAAAGCACCGGGCAAGGCACCTCGCCCTTTACAACGAGCCAGGCTTAAATTACTGATGAGACTTGGCTTCAAAGTATACGTCCTTGATGATATTTCGCAGATTGGAGGAATCCTTGATGATATACAAGCCTCATAACTACCAAACCTATGCTACCGATTTCATACTTGAACACCCCGAAGCTGCGGTGTTCCTTGATATGGGCCTCGGCAAAAGCGTTATAACATTAACAGCACTTCTTGAATTGTGCCTTGACCGCTTTGAAATATCAAAGGTTCTCGTCATAGCACCACTGCGTGTCGCCCGGGACACATGGTCAACAGAGATACACAAGTGGGACCACCTCAAGCACTTTACATACTCGGTGGTAATCGGAAGTGTTTCAGAACGCAAAGCAGCACTTAAAAAGAAAGCACACATATACCTCATAAACCGTGAAAATGTTTCATGGCTCGTTGAGGAAAGCGGTTTCACCTTCGATTTCGATATGGTAGTCATTGATGAGCTTTCGTCCTTCAAGTCATATCAGGCAAAGAGATTCAGAAGTCTCCTAAAAGTCCGCCCAATGATAAAACGCATAGTTGGTCTTACGGGTACTCCTTCAAGTAACGGACTTATGGACTTATGGGCAGAGTTTCGTGTGCTTGACCTTGGCAAACGTCTCGGTCGATTTATTACCCATTACCGCAACACATACTTTCAACCTGACAAAAAAAACGGTATGGTCATCTATTCGTACAAGCCTCTGCCCGGAGCTGAAGAAGCCATATATAGCAAAATATCCGATATGACGATTTCTATGAAAGCGGTTGATCACCTGGATATGCCTGAATGTGTATTCAACGAGGTAAAGGTAAGCCTGACAGATGCAGAAAAATCGAAATATGACACCTTGCGAGATGAGCTTATCCTCTCTATAGGAGAAAACGAAATCGATGCTTCAAATGCAGCCTCCCTCTCAAACAAACTATCGCAGATGGCAAACGGTGCCGTTTACGGAGAGGGCAAATACGTTCACAGCATACACGACCATAAACTTGATGCTCTTGAAGACCTTATAGAAGCATCAAACGGCAAACCTGTTCTTGTGGCA